CATCATGTTCGTCGCTGTGCGAGCAACATCTAAATGCTCTTGCAATAGCGCAGTCGGCCTAACGCCAATCAGCTGGTAAGCATAAATCGTTAGCTCGCCAAGCGATGGGTTAAAAGTATATGTGCCGCTTGTAGACATAGCGACCTTTCGTTAGATCGGGCCGTTGCTTGATTGTAAGAAGATTGCAGAAGCAGAGCCAGAACCGCTATTCAGCAAAACACGCGCATATGCCGGCGCATAAGCAATATAGCCAGATTTAGCCGTTGATTCGGAAACAAGATTTGCGTCCAAAGCATCAAGCCAAGTAACAGAACCAATTGCGACAGGACTGAAAGGATCGTTTGGATCTTCCAGCGTCGTCTGCACGCTGTAATTTACAGTGCCGCTTACATCGCCCTGGACAGTGATTTGACCAGGCGCGAAATCATCAAAACGAACCCAGCGAGATGCAGCGACGCCATTGGTTCCAACTGTCACGCCACTGACGCTCGTTGCGCCACTAGCTGCAACACGCGTCACTGTCGCAAAATCTAATGTTGTTGCAACAGTTCCAGCATTTGTTCCTTGAAGAACTTCTGATATCGCCTGGCCATCAAACCATGTGCCATAAACAGTAAAGGTGATTCCGCTATCATTGCCAGCATTAGTAACTAAAATCCGACGCGGTTTATCAAGAATAGCAACACCGCCTGTAACGGTAGACCCATTAAGCGTTAAATTAGCCGCCCCAGCAGTCGTCTGGCTTAATGCAATATTGTTGGCTGATGCCGCAGCAAGAGGGCCAACAGTAATGGTAATTGGCTGCATTATCGTTTTCCTTTTGTATGGCCGGCTCTAGCAGCAGCCACATTATCTACTAAATTCGGATAAGGGCGCCCGGCGGCCCTGGCTTTGGCTTTCGCCACCTTAACACCTTTTGAGCTAAGAGCCTTGCTCTTTGCGTCCTTTGGTGCATCTTTTTCCCAAAATGGCTTGCTCATCAGCAATCCCACTTTCGTAATGATTTATTGATTCGGCTATTTGGATCTGCCGCAGCTGCGGCGCCCGTCAATTTCTTTTTCACGCCTGTCATTCTAGCACAAAAAGAAGAACGGCGTGATGCAGACTTATCGCTTTTCGCTGCTTGTTCCTTAGAAACAGGCGGCTTTAAATTATGGCCTTCAGCTTTTGCTGATGCGCGACCCTTGGCGTTCAAACCGCCTTCTGGGTTTTTTCCTTCAGATCTTTGCCATGCAGGAGACTTAGCCATAATGCCCTCTTACAAAAAACGGGAGCGTTACCGAACGCCCCCGTAATATCGCATACCAAGGAGCAAATTAGTAGTGCGAAGCTTTACCGCGAGGTGAGCCAGAAGCAGCTGACGAAAGAACGCCGCCGCCGCTCTTGCGAGCAGGACGCGCAGCTTTCGACATTACTTTGCCGCCCTTCTTGCAGGCCATGCCGCCTTTTTTGAAGCCGTCGGTCTTATCGAACGAATCGTCTTCAGTTCCTGACTTACGGGAAGAAGGCGTAGCGCCTTGGATTTTTTTTGAATCAGTTCTTGTGTAAGCACCCATTGCGATCTCCTATTAAGCGTTGTTTGCTTGAATATATTCTACAATAAGCTTGCCTTCGCCAGGGATAGTATCTGGGGCGCCGCTATCAACCCAGATAGCAACGTCAGACGTTCCAACATTCTGCCAAACGCCAGTGCGGGTAGCATTGGTGCCTGGGTTCAATGAAAGCAAACCAATAGCATTAGCATTCGTCGCAGCAACCAACTCAGTAGCAGTTGATGACGTTCCAACGCTTAATGTGTAAGTCGTCGTCGCGCTCGACCATGCAATATCAACAAGAACGTAGATTCTAACAATCGTGCTATTTGCAGGAATTGTGATTGCAGTCTGCGCTGATGTCGTTGACTGAATAATGTCAGCCGATTGAGCCATTGCGACGAAACCAACATTCTTGATTGAGCCAACTGTCGTGCCAGTTGTATCAAGAACATTGCCAGCCTTTATAGGGCCGGTGAACGTAGTCGTTCCCATTTAATTTACTCCTTCTGCACAAGGTTTAATTACGTCGTCTGTGCAGCGTCCGCTTGGCCGGTCGACGTAACTGATGTTCCAAGGTCTTTATTGCCAGAATGCTTTCTAATATAGTCGGCACCCGCCAATAAAACTTCTACATTATCCTTTGCTTGTCCCAGCATGCTGTTGCAAGCATAGCATAATAATTCACGCACGGCACCTGTATCATGGCAGTGATCGACGGCTAGATCTTTCTTAGTTCCGCGATAATCCATCGTCGTCTCAGGCTGATGGCAAATAGCGCACTTACCATCTTGCTTGCGATACATTTCGGCGTAATCACCAATTGAAATGCCGTAATAGCGCATCAATCCGTAATGACGCTGTTGGTCCTTACTCATTTTATAGCCGACAGAACCATCTTCTTTCAAAACTCTTTCAGCTTTATGATCAGCCATTTTCAAGTTAGAAATTTTAAGATTTTTCGTATCGTTATCTATAAAAAACACAGATCTATCTGGCCATTTGCCGTAATAAAGAAGCCATGCTGCCTGAGCCCCGGATATTTTTCTTCCACGATATGTGATGGAATAATAATCCTTGCCATTTTGCATTCGCTGCCAAACGCCGGCGCGTTGACCAACTTGAGCCCTGGAGCTTGTTGACACTTTCCAGGTAAAAGAACCTGTTTCAGCATCATAATCCAGAACCTCTGATAGACACTCAAATGTCAGATCAACATTTTTTACCATTTTGCAAATCCCCTTCTCTTTTATTAGAGTTAGAGATTATACTTTAGATAAATACAATGTCAATCTGACATTTATATTTATAACTCGCTGCATTCTTGTTAAGATACAGCGAGTTATTTTATATTAGGTTGGGAAGGAACCAAATATTGAACGCCAATTATAGTATCCAAAACTATAACGTTCATAGCCCTTCACCAAAAGGTTGTCTGTTACGAAGTCTACCTGCATGTCTGTCTCAAACTTAACGCGCTCCATGTAGGAGAGGCCGTCAATGTTCGTGAGCAAGAACCATGCGCGAGCAGACGTCAGATAGTCGTTGACCATGTAACCTTCGGGGAGCCCCCCGGCAGTCATCATGATAGCATTGACGTCATTGTCTGCTGTGCCTGGGCGCAGTTCAGTCTTCGTAAGACGAATTGCAGTTGGCTCAAGAGCAGGCGGAACAACAAGACGACGACCGCGAGCAAACACCTTCAGACCAGCTTGGTCTTTGAAGTTTGTTCTGATCGAAATCATGCCATTAAGCAGCGTTGCTTCGTTCAGATCAACATAAACCGCAGGACGGTTAGAAACCGTGCCGCCGTCGATTGGATGATCGTCTGCGATAAGAGCCTTACCGTCACCGCCGATCGAAGCATTATACGTCGTCGCCGTGTTCAACACGTTGGCGCCGTAGATTTCCTTCGTCTGCTGGAACGACTCAATGAGGCCAAGGTTCGATGGCATAAACTGTGTCTTATACAGGTTATCATCGATCGCTTTACGCGTAATCGCATAGCCTAGAGCAATTTCAGTGTGCTCTTGGTTATAGACGAAACGCTCGCCTGCGCCGTTATCAAATGCGGTCTGACCGCCTTCGGTTTTTAACTGGGCAAGACCAAGGAAGCGCATTTCCGCAGTGCGCTCAAGCGCCATTTTGGAATCATGCTTCGTAAAGATCTTGTCGTATTGAGATGGAATCATCTCATACTTGCCTTCAACCCCACGGAGACCGGGGAGGAGAAGGTCTTTAATGGCAGAGAGATTAACAGCCATAGTTCCTTACTCCTTAGATCGTTACAAGCGTCTTGGTCGAGACGTTCAAGAAGCCAACAATAACGTAGTTAGCATTCGAGGCCGTATCGGTGCCATTAGAACCTGGCGGTTCAGTGACAAGGCCGAAGACGCGGAATGGAGCCGTCGAAGACGTTCCAAGCGTTTCAACAAACATGCCAGAGATGCCGTTTGCCGTATTGCCGCTTGAACCACCTGCGAGAGAGATTGAAGCGCCAACGCCAGCCTGCGTCACATTCGTGGTGCTGCCAGCTTGCACAAGGAAACGAGCATTTGGATCGTTTACGACGTAAGCCTCGACAACGCCGCTGTTGTCTGAGCCCGGCCAGTAGTTTGACCAAACAGTGCGCTTTTGAGCTACGGAAAGATATTTACAGCCCTGGAAAACACCAGCAAGCTGCGTCGTTGGCGCATCGCCAGCGCGCGTAATCGTGCCATTAGTGTCTTGAAGGACAGCATCACCAAAGAAAATAGGCGTCGTATAGTTAGAAGCGATGACCATCTCGACCTGTTCATAGGTCGGAGCAGAACCGTTCCCGCTATACTGACGAAAACCGAAAGGCGCGAACGTATTCGCCATGACGGGTTCTCCTTATATAGGAGGCTCATCATCGCGCGCCGGGGCGACTATAGAACCGGGGGGATTGTTAATGTCTCCGCGCCGGGGGAGACTGGCAAGCGCAACTGCACCGGGAGTGCGCTTATAGATAGCCTGCCACAATTATTGCAAACATGCCTTTAAAAGTAAAGAGCCACCGAAAATTCTTCCGACGGCTCTTTTTTTGGTAACAAACTTCGTTTGTTATTTTTTATTTCTCAGGGACAGGCATAGCCTCAAACGACTTCTTAATGTTTGGCTTAACCTGCGCATGATCGCGCGTCATCGTTCCATCAGGCGTTCCAGAAAGTTGCTGCTCTTTATGGCGAACTTGCGCACGAGCCTTTGCAAGCTCATTACGACGACGCTCATCAACGATTTCCGTCGGGCATTCCATTAGAATCATACCATCGCGTGTAATGATTTTATGGTCAGTATTATGTGGCATCATGTCTGGATGGCGCGATACAGGAACAGCCGTCCACCCAGATCGAGCAAGAGATACCTGATAAGCAGGGTCTTCCTCTCCATAAATGGTGTGACGCTTCCACTCATAAGTCCAGCCATCTGGGATGGCATTTAAATCAACATAGAACTTATCTTCAGCATCGCTGATTTCGTCCTTCAGATGCCCACGAAGCTCTGCGGCGCGCTGGGCTGCCCGTGTTCTTGAATCTTCTTCACGCATAGAACCTCTCAATGTATCTTCTTGCGGCAATTCAACATCCACATTTTGCTCATCAACTTTGAGATTCAAAATGCCGCGGGGGCGTGGGTTACGCTTAATTACAGTTTCCATCTATATCTCCATTAATGTGCGAGCTTGCCTTCTTCGCGAAGCGCAAGCATGGCTGTGGCGTATTCTTTTTCACTCATTCCCATCATTTTAGCTGTTTCAGCCTGCTCTCTAGTCAGGCGAACAGTTCCAGGTCGCGTTCCATTACCGCGAGAGACAGGAGCAGCTGGTGGCGAGACAGACTTGCGAGGTGCAGGAGCAGAAGCGGCAGACAAAGGCTCTGGAGCCTCCTCTTCATGCCTGCGAACGCCAAGACGTTGCTCAATAAAGCCAAAATATTCTGGCGTATCTGCCAGAATGCCTTCATCAAGAGCGTCTTCATGAGCGCGGAACATTTTTCTAATGCTACGCTCATCTTTTAGCGTGTCGCGATTATCTCTCAGCCAAGCAGCAGACGCCGGAGAGACGGCTTGCGCCATTTGCTCAATAGGATCTATGGCTGAAGGCGATACAGGCCGAACTGGTTGAGCATTTGACTCTTCCATTTGCTCTTTAAGAGCCTTCTCACCTCTTTTTAGATCTGACAACTGGCGATCATTCTCAATCATCGCCTGTTGGATATCAGCAGCCTTGTCAAAATCGCTAACCGACATTGATTCGCGGTAGGCGTTCTTCAACATTTCAGCGCGGCTCTTCACCGTCTCAATTGCATTCGTGACCAGTTGGTAATTTGAATCTTTTACCTCTTGGTATGCCTTATTGATTTGGCTATTTGCTTGCTGCGCACGGCGCTCTGCGTCAATTCGCGCTTGTTTTTCATACTCAAGGCGCTTTTTTAGCTCTTGGATACCTTCTTCGGGGGCAATTTCTTCTGATTTTTCTGCCTTCTTCTCTGGTTTTACGTCATCACTGACTTCAACTTGGAGCTCATCGTCCTTTTTTGGGTCTTCAAGCTCTACTTCAATATGCTCTTGATCATCAGACATATAATTCTCCTTACCAAACTTGATCTGGGCTCGAAATTCTTGCCTTAACTTGCGTATCAGACATCATTCTGCATAAAACGCCGTTAACTTTAATGCTCCAGCCATCAGAAGGGCGGAACACAAGCCAATCATGCAGGTTAAAACTGGCATTATTGAACCATTGACCGCTTTCGTCATTAAAAGCAGCCGGCCCCATGCCAACTAAAAGGCCCGTCTTGCCTTGAAAATGGTCTTCTGAGCGCATGGAATCAGAAAGATACAAGCCGCTTTTTGTTTTCTCTGGTCGCACATAGACGGCCACAAGTATCTGATTGTTAAACATCTCAATATTGGACAGATCTCCAATTTCTTTGAGAATCTTTTCTTTTGGATCAACGTCATGATCCATCAACATTGCCGACATTATAAGTTCCCCTTTTGTTAGTCGCGCGCTTTACCGTTACATATGGCGTCTGCTTCAGCCATATATTCAATCGCGAGGCGCAAACCCGCGATTCTCCCGGCGACTTGCCGGTATTCTTCATGATCTGAGATTAAACCTAAAGACATATTTTCTTTTAGTCTTTCGATCTCAATCTCAATAAGTCTTTTGAGCTCATGCTCAAACATATGGGTTCTTGTATACGTCGCCACAACCAGCCCCTTTCACTGGTCCCTTTAAATTTAATGAGGCCGGCCGTCATAAGGGGGATGACGACCGACCCCGATCGCTGCAATTACTTGCCGCGAGCTCTCTGTTTCTTTTCGATCTCAGTCTTTTCTAAACGACCGGGACCGGAACCAGCACCCGCATCCATGTCCTTATATGAACTGTAGACCTTGCCGCCAGCCTTCCGCGCAGGCGCGTCATGATGCTTCTTGGCAATATCCGTCTTCTGCAAACGGCCCTCGCCGCTACCAGCGCCAGCCTGCATATCCTTATAGGATGATGCAACCTTTGTGATGCGGCCGCCGGCTTTGCGCCCTAAAATGCCCGGAGACGGCATACCAGGAGAGCCACCCATAGGCATTGCTGCTGGAGGCGGTGCGCCAGCGCCTGGCATAGGCACAGGGATGTTTGCAGGAGCAGAAGGCATACCAGCAGCCATGTCCAATGCTGGCATCTCTGGGCCAGCTTTACGGCCAGCGGCAATAACGATGTTAATATTCGTCTTGCCTTTGGCGCGAGTGCGGCCGCCTGCTTTGCGCTCTGCGCGGCCGCCCTTCTTGTAGTTCTGGTATTTGCCGGAACGCTCTGCCGCTTCTGCTGGTTCTGGCAATGAATCTTCTTTGTTTAATAAGCGATTAAGAGCGCCCTTCTGTTCCTGCGTATAGTTAGCAGTGCCCATCTTACCGACTTGGCTCATGTCGCTGCCGGTCTTTGGCTTGCCAACCATCCGCTCTAGGAAACTTCCTTTAGTGCCGCCGTCAGCCTTTTTGGTGCGGCCACCCGTCTTATAATGCTCTGCCTTACCGCGCGTTGGCTTAATAGGATTAGCGCCAACGATCTCTTTGGTAGAAAGCGTCTCTTTT